GATAACCGTACGTATACGATGGGTTCCGGTTGCTATGTCGACTTCACCAAGGCCTATAACGAAGAAGACGTATTGGGCTGGCACGAAGCCGGGTCAGGTTACTGGTCTCTATAAATAAATCATGGGCTAATGTGCAGCTTAAGCACACAGGAAATGATTTATGAAGAAAGTATGTAAACAAGAAGCACCTGTTGAGCCGGAAACTCAACAGGTTTCAAATTATAAGTCCGACTTGAAAGAAATTAAAGAACTCTTGAAGGTCATAGCTGAGAAACTCATAGACTTGAACGGAGGCTTCGGTAGATAATGTCTAACGGCGATATTTGCAGACAAAGAATGAAGAAGAGATTCGCACAGATGCAATTCCTCCTAGATCATTTCAAGAATCCTGTTATCAACATGGACGGTTTCTCCGAAATGGAAGTAGAGAAAGACGGGTACTGTCCTACAGGCATTACAATGACTATTCTGAATTTCATGAGCCATGCCAAGGATGGATTCAACTATACTACGATCTCGTCTTTTATGGCAAAGATTCAGGGCTATCTGCCGAATGACTTGAGAATTACCACGCATAAATGCCAGCGTAAGAATAAGAAAGAATCTCCGTTATGGAATCCTCGTAATATCAACAATACAAAGCCTGACGAAATCGGCGAAGAGACAAAGGAATATCTCGAACTGATGATTGACTGGCTTTCGGAAATGAAGATGAAGTGTATGAACACTTTGACTTTCGAATACTGGACAAAGGGCAAACCGCAGTTTATCGAAATTCTAAAGAGACGCTTCAAGGACGAATATTCCGAAAAGACAGAACAGGAAGTTGTAGCGGACGTAAAATCCGACAACACGATTAACCTTATTATCGAGGATGCATAATGATCAAGTTTATTTTTACACATGACGACAAGAACGTACCGGAAGGATATACGGTAATCAATAACGCAGATTCTACGTTGGACCATCGAATTTTCTCCGAAATTGCAGGGTTTCAGATTCTATTCGACACAATAATGGCACAGCAGAAAGAGAAGGCCGAAAAGAAATTACCTAAAGTTGATCTCGAAGATGATACTTGGATTTCTTTGAATCATTATCGCCGTACATTGGATTCTGACTACTTTAACCGTACGACTATCGCACAGCCTATCGTATTGCAGAGTCCTGTATTTGCACAGTACGCACAATGTCATAATGTAGACGACTTGAAACTTTGCGGAGAAGCAGTCAAGGCGACCTATCCGCACATGGTAAAGCCTTTTGAACAGGTCATGAACGGCAATATCTTTATTCCGTACAATATGGGTATTATGACTGTCGGTCAGTTCAAGGATTACTTTACATTCTTGAAGAATATCCTCGTAAAGACTTTGGAACTTATGGGCGTGAAGGATTATGATGACATGAAGAAGAGGGTCGAAGGCAACAAGGCATATACTGGAAAGGCCAATGACGACCCTATCTATCAAATGCGTATTCCGTCATTCCTCGCCGAAAGAATTTCTACAGTATATTGGCTGTTAGCCAGTAAGCAAATGCCGGTATTCCCGTGCAAGGTCAACCTGTTAGAGAAAGGCCAGACTATTTAATGGATATTAGGTACAAACTTTTCAAGCATCAGAAAGAACTGCTTGCATGCAAAGAAGATATGGTATATCTTCGTGCGGGACGCGGATCGGGTAAGAGCTTTATCGCATCTCTCATTGCCGTAATAGCCTTGCTGAAAGGACAGAGGGTTTTGATTATGGCTCAGGACTATCGTTCCTTGACGGAAGTTATCATGGCAGAGTGCATCCAGCGTCTGTTCGAGATACTGAAACCTGAAGAATTCCAGGTGCATCGTGTGTCGATGAAGATTACGTATGGTAAAACTGGCGTAATCTATTTCTCTTCATATTCCAATATGGATTCTATTCGTGGTTTTTCGAAGATTCAGCTTTCTATCCTTGACGAAGTTTGCCTTGCACCGCCTAACCTTTATGAAGTATTGGCATATTGTCAACGTGACCTTGACGAACCGCCTAGAATCATAATGTGCTCTACGCCGAGACCGTCTAACTGGGTCACTGCGTTCGTAAAGGACAGAAACATCAAGGTTATTTCCGCTAGGACTTCTGACAACAAGAGAATCAAGCCTGAAGAAATCGCGTTGATGAAGAAGACTTGTCTGTCTGAAGAACAATGGCTCAGAGAATTCGAAGGTATAGAATGTGAAGACAATAATTCCGGTATATTGTTTAACGATGAGCTTTTACAGGAGGCTCCTCCGTCTGGAACTTGTCTTTCAATCGGTATCGACTGTAGCGGCTTCGGAAAGGATTTCAACTGTATCGTTGTCCGTAAAGGAAATTCAATCATTAAGATTATCCGTAAGACTATAGCTTCGGCAAAAGACTTGTTCGCGGAAGTCAAACTGATTATTCATGAACACGGCGCTTCTAACTTCTCGCATATCGCAATCGACCAGGCTTACGGTCAAGGAATATATGAATTGCTCATGGATTCTGATTACAAGAGCCTTACGTATCTTATCCCATTCGGCGGTTCTCCTGACGATCCGGCATATCTGAACAAGAGGGCAGAAATGTATGTAAAGGCCAAACAGTATATTTCCGAACATGGTATCAACGGAATAGACGAAAATATGCGTGAAGAGCTTAAGGCAACGAGATACGAATTGTCTGCACACGATAAGGTACAACTTATCAAAAAGGACGATATTAGGCTAATTATCAAGCGTTCTCCTGACTCCGCCGACGCGTTTGTGCTCACATTTGCCATGGCGGATATGCCTCGAGGCATTATTTCTGAGAGAAGAACACGACAGGCATCATTCATGGGATGATGCGGACTATAAATATAACATAGCGAACATGGCGCTTTCCATGCATTAAAGGAAAAATATATGATAGATGATGAACTTGAAGTTCCTATGGAAACCGAAGTTGAGACGACAACAGAAGTAGAAAAGGAACCTGAAGTTGCCGCTGAAGTACAGGAATCGTCAACCGGTACCGAAGAAAATGTTAATGCTGATGAAAAGGCTAATCAGGGACACAGGGAATACACTCCGGAAGAACGCGCAAGTTATTCTTTCAGGAAGCAGCTGAACAAGCAGAAGCAGAAATACGAAACTTCGTATAATACGCTGCAGACGCAGTACAACGAGCTCCTTGAACGTCTTAACAAGCTAGAACATCCAGAGAAGTATCAACCGCAAACACGTCAACAGTTCCAGTCCGATGATGAATACATCGACTATCTTGTGCAGCAGAGATTCGACAATATGTGGAATCAGCGTCTGCAGGAAGCCGAGAAGCATTATCAGGAACAGGCACAACAGGACCAGGAAGTACAGGCATATAAGTCCCGTCAGGATGAAAATGTCAAGAAACTGTTCAAGACACCAGAGGCAGAGAAACAGTATCGTGAAACGATCGGAATTGCTTTGCAGAACGGCTTGGGAGACTTGATTGATTCCGATAAGGAAATTGCACAGTACATTATGCGTTCTGACATGGGGCCGAAGATTCTGTATGAAATGGCTATGAAGCCGGATATTGTACAGGGAATGTTTGATGACAGTGTTACACCGATGGACCGTCAGTTCAAGATTAGGGAACTAGAAAATAACCTGAGGGCTTCTATGGTAACACCGGCACCGGTAATCGGAAAGCCAGGAGTTAAGAGCCAGGCGTCGCAGGGTGGAATTTTCGACAGTGACGACTCCATACTTAACTACTTAAGGACGCATTAACATTTTAACAGAAAGGAAAAATCATCATGGCTAACAATTTTAGCAACAACAAGAAAGTCAAACTCATCGCAGGCGAAGTCTACGATAACCTCCCGTACCTCAAGAAGGCTAAGTCCTATATGACTCAGGGCGAACTTGAAGGCAAGAAATACGGCAAGACCTATTCCATCTATATTCCGGATCCGGGTGAAGTCCGTGACGGCCTCGAAGCCAATCCGGATGCAGTTAATGAAGTCGAAGTTCCTGTTACCCTCCAGAACAAGAACACCTCCGTTGAACTTGACGCATGGAACAAGCTTACTGATATTGAATCCTTCACCAACGAAATCGCAAAGCCGCGTGGCGTCAAGCTCGCACGTTCCGTTGAAAAGGACGCTATCGACCAGACCATTAACAAGGCATTCCAGGTCGTTTCTGGTAACGCTTCCTTCAAGACCCTTACCGATATGAGTAAGGCCCTTGACGAAGTCGGTGTTGCCGGTACTAAGGTTTCCTTCGTGAAGCCGTCCATCGCTGGTACGATTGCCGCTGGTGGTCTCGCAAACTTCATCCCGTCCGAAATCCAGTCCAAGATTTATAAGGACGCATATTTGGGCCAGTATGCCGGTGCCTCCGTCATCGAGGAATCCCTCATGCCGGTCATTACTGTCGCTGGTACTGAAACCGCAGCTATGTCTGTTACTGCAATCACTGCTCTGGATGGTGCTGCTACCATTACTGCTGGTTACGATGTCGCTTTCACCGCTGCTCCGGGTGTTCCGTTCAAGGTTAACGCCAAGATTATCGGTGTTGACGGTATGGAAACCGATCAGGACCTCTATATCATCGCTGATAAGGACGGTAAGGTTCCTGACGTTCGCTTCGCTGTTCAGGGTCATAACATCAACAACGCTAACGCTTGGGTTCCGACCGGCTATACCACTGCCGCTCCTGAACTCGCTGTAGCTGCTGGTAAGTATGCCCTCGGTCAGTGCCGTACTGAACAGGCTGTTGGTTTCGATAAGTATACGTTCAGCGACCTTCCGGGTTCTGAAAACGTTACTGAATCCGTTAACAACGTCTCTATCAAGATGAGCACTTACGGAAATGGTCAGAATATGACGACTCTGACTCGTCTTGACCTTCCTTATGCTGTGACCCTTCCGGATCCGCGTAATGCAGTTCTTGGAATGTTCCGCATAGATTAGTCTATATTAATATAGCTTATAAAGAGTTGAGGCAGGTCCTCAACTCTTTTTCTTAATATACCAATTATGGTTTATTTCTTTTATTTTTTCTGGATTATTTTTACGCCAACGAGTGTTGTTTTGTTTCTTATATTCTTCAGGTGGTAAGTCTACTTTTCTCATACCGATTGGTAAAGTATCGTCACTGTTTAAATTATTTTCTTGAGGCGTAACCCAATGTAAATTTGAAGCTCTATTATCAGTCTTAATTCTATTTTGATGATCAACCCATGGCTTATTATTTTCATTTTCACAGAAATATTTAGCTACAAGTCTATGTACTAAATATTTTTTATAGTATAATGTTACTCTTAAATAACCGGTACTATCTAAAACGGGTTTAGATTCTCTGCCAGTTTTAACATTAATTATTTGACCACAATTTGTAATTAGATATTGATCACCTATCATAGTGTAAAACTTTTCTGTCATAATAAATATAATATAGTAACATCTAAGGTATTTGTAAGCCCCTAAATGAGGAACTTTCATGATTTCATGTAATAACATTATCAATCAGGCCTTCCAGAGATGCTCCCTTGTCGGCGACGGGCAGGCAGCTACTGGTACGCAGGCCATGCAGGGCTTGAATGACCTCAAGTCTTTAATCAGTGAGCTTAACGGCCAGAATTTGATTCTTTCAGACGTAGAAACAATCGACTGCAATAGCAACGGCACAATCCGCATTATGGAAGAACTTCCAGAAGGCTGGTCTGAAGTAGAAACTCTACCGGCTCCTTCCGCGACAATTTACGGTCATATCTGCAAATGTAACGGTAAGGTATATGCATGCGAAGCTCCGCAACAGTATATCTTCGAATGGGTTGAAAGACCTGACATTAACTGGCCGGATTTGCTTATCAAGCCTCTTCCGGACCGTGTTGTATCTATCGCACGTAAGCTTGGCAATCGCTACGTTATGCTTTATCCGGCCGAACAGCAGGTTCTTGACTCCAGAATCAAGCAGGGACTCCCTACATTCTACAGCAGTGAAACACAGCTCGAGACTGTAACGTCCGCGAGTAAGATATACAACTATGAAGTCTTCATTATCCGTGTAGATACGCGTATGAATCTTAATTATAGGATTACATATCTGAAGTCATTGCCGAACCTGCAATTGAATGACAAGCTCTATTTCTCTGAAAAGATTATCTCGATTCTTGAAGACGGACTTTGTGCAAAGCTTTGTTTGCGTTACAAGCTGATTGACGTCATGCCGTACTTCGAACAGGAATTTGCCAACGCGGTAAGACTCTTGAAGCGTGCTAACCAGGCTAACCGTCCGATGACTTATGCCGACGAAGGTGGTTCGTATTTAGATTCCTATTATGACGCATTTGCGCCGAGGGCTTGGTAATGGCTAAGAATATTACATACAGCTTTGTAGGCGGTTCAGCCAAGACAAAGAACCCAAATATACAAGGAGCGGCAATCAGCCGTAACATGTTTACCGGATTCAACGGTACAAAGGACGACGCACGTCGTTTCATGCAGTCTTGTCCGGGTATCAAGTATCTTATGTCGCTAGGCGATTCCGGCCAGGTAGACGGCATGTACGTGCCTTCAACTGGCTTGACCTCAATGAACTACGCGCCTTCTCTTTTCGTAGCCTACAACGGCTCTATTTACCGTATAGACAACGGCTACAATGTCGAAGTTATCGGTTATTACACTTCTGGCAA